AGCGTGGTTCCAACCCTGCAATCCTCAATGACATCGGTGTTGTTGCTGGTATTGGTTCAACCGATTACAACGTCGGTGGTGGCATGGCTACTGGAGAGTCTGAAGCTCTCGGTGATAGCGGAACAAACACTTTCGCAGAAATGGCATTCTCGATCGAGAAAGTCACCGTTGCTGCAAAGTCAAGAGCACTCAAGGCTGAGTACAGCTTAGAGCTTGCACAAGACCTCAAGGCTATCCACGGTCTTGATGCTGAAGCTGAGCTTGCTAACATCCTCTCAACTGAAATCCTCGCTGAAATCAACAGAGAAGTTGTTAGAACCATCTACAAGATCGCTGAAGCTGGTGCTCAGACCAACACTGCTACCGCAGGCTATTTCGACCTCGACGTTGACTCCAACGGTCGTTGGTCAGTTGAGAAGTTCAAAGGTCTTCTCTTCCAGTTAGAGCGTGATGCTAACGCTATCGCTCAAAGAACTCGTAGAGGAAAGGGCAACACCATCATCTGCTCTGCTGATGTTGCGTCTGCTCTCACCATGGCTGGTGTACTTGATTACACCCCTGCCCTCAACGTAGGTCTTAATGTTGATGACACTGGTAACACCTTCGCTGGTGTTATCAACGGTAAGTATAAGGTTTATATCGATCCATATTCGGCTAACGTTTCTGCTCAGCAGTACTACGTTATCGGCTACAAGGGTCAGAATCCTTATGATGCTGGTCTCTTCTATTGCCCATACGTTCCTCTCCAAATGGTTCGTGCCGTTGGTCAGGACACCTTCCAGCCTAAGATTGGCTTCAAGACCCGTTATGGAATGGTTGCAAACCCATTCGCTGAGGGTACTAACCAAGGCTCAGGCGCTCTTCGTGTTAACGCCAACCGTTACTACAGAAGAGTACAGGTTACTAACTTGATGTGATTCACTCTCCGAATCTTCTGGGGCTCCTTCGGGAGCCCTTTTTTTATCTAAATAAAAATAAAAGATATGGCATTCCCAAATCAAGTATCCAATAGAAATTTTCTTTCTCCTATTGGATTTAAATTTATTCTTACAAAATATCCAAAGGTAGATTTTTTCAGCAATAAAGCGGGGATTCCTGGAATTAATCTTGGTGTTGCAATACAACCCACATATCTCAAAGACATTCCTGTCCCAGGCGATAAACTTGAATTTGGAGATTTTAGTTTATCATTTATTGTTGATGAGAATATGGAAAATTATTTGTCAATTTACGATTGGTTAATTGGACTTGGCTATCCAGAAAATGTAAAACAATTTGATGATTTACGTGCAGAAGATCGTTACTATCCTGATAGAGATAGTAGAGATATGTACAATCAATATTCTGATGGGGTTTTACAAATTTTAAATAGCAATTACCAACCAAAATTTCAAGTTAAGTTTAAGGACATGTTCCCAACTTCATTAACAACTTTGGATTTTGATGCCACTAATTCGGATTATACATATTTTACAGCGACTGTTACTTTCAAGTATACGGTTTTCCAAATACGAAATATGAATGATGCTATTCTATGAATTTTGAAATTATTCAGGAAATGTGGGAGAAAGATTCTGTAATTGATCCTGACAATTTACATTTAGAGTCTATTAAAATACCAATATTACACTCAAAATATTATAAAATTTATAATCAATTAAAAATTCAACAGAAAGAAGTACAGTATGAATTGAGTAAAATTAAAAGAGATAGGTACGAATATTACGGTGGAAAGGCTTCACCAGAAATTTACGCTGAAGATCCATTTCCATACAAAATACGCGACAAGGAAACTATGGGTCGCTATTTGGAAGCCGATGAAAAATTAAATAAATTCAAAGCAAAAAATGAATATCTTGAAATGATGATAAATTATATTGAAGACATTCTTAAGGTAATTTTGAATAGAACTTATCAAATTAAGAATGCAATCGAATTTATGCAATTTACAGCAGGATATAGTTGATGAGTCACTTAGTTATTTCAAAAAAGAATGAAGTTTATCTAAAGATCGAATCAGAACCTCACGTATTACAAGAACTTTCAGATAAATTTACTTTTGAAGTACCCAACGCAAAATTTATGCCTCAGTATCGAAGAAGATTTTGGGATGGGAAAATAAGATTATTTTCTACACATACTGGTGAAATATATGTTGGTCTTTTAGATAAAGTAATTGCATTTTGTGAGCAGCATAATTATACCTATGAATTTCGTGATAGTAAATTTTATGGTGTACCATTTGAAGTAAATGAAATGGTATCTCGTGAAGGGGTGTCTGATTACATGAAAAAAATTTCTAGGCACACGCCTAGGGATTATCAAGAAGATGCTGTGTATCGAGCATTGCGTTATAATAGAGGATTGATGATTTCTCCTACAGCATCAGGCAAGTCTTTGATGATTTATTCTGTGGTACGTTACTATGCAGAACGTGGACTGTCAATTTTAATTGTTGTTCCAACAACATCTCTGGTTGAACAAATGTTTAAAGATTTCCAAGACTATGGTTGGGATGCTCAAAATTATTGTCACAGGATTTATTCTGGCAGAGAAAAAAATAATGAAATGCCAATAACGATTACAACTTGGCAATCAATTTATAAATTGGAGAAAAATTGGTATTCAGGTTTTGATGTTGTAATTGGAGATGAGGCACATTTGTTTAAGTCTAAATCATTGATTGATATTATGACAAAACTCTTGGATTGTAAATATCGATTTGGATTTACTGGAACATTAGATGGAACACAAACACATAAGTGGATTTTAGAAGGTTTGTTTGGGCCTTCGTACAAAGTAACCAAAACAAAAGAATTAATTGATAAAGGTCACGTATCAAAGTTAGACATTAAAATTTTATTATTAAAGCATGAAGGTAAAAAATTTAATACTTATGAAGATGAAATTCAGTATTTGATAGCTCATCAAAAAAGAAATAATTTTATTAAAAATTTAAGCTTAGATCTTAAAGGGAATACATTAATCCTGTATAGTAGGGTTGACACCCATGGCAGGGTAATTTATGACATAATAAATAATAGCATAACTGATGAACGTAAAGTATTTTTTGTTTATGGTGGTGTTGACGCTGAAGAACGTGAAGAGGTAAGAAGGATTACAGAACTTGAAAATAATGCAATCATCATTGCTTCTTACGGAACATTTAGTACAGGCGTTAACATTAAAAATTTACACAACGTAATCTTTGCATCACCATCTAAATCCAGAATTAGAAATCTTCAAAGTATTGGTAGGGTATTAAGAAAAGGAAATCAGAAAGAAAAAGCAGTTCTTTATGACATCTCTGATGACATTTCATTAAAAAATTTAAGAAATTATACTCTCAATCATCTTATGGAAAGAATCAAAATCTATAATGAAGAATCCTTTAATTATGAAATTGTTACAGTTAATATGAAAAAATGATAGAAGACGATTTCTTAGCAGTATTAAAATTAAAGACAGGTGAAGAAATCATCAGCAATGTGTGTGCATGTGAAGATGAAGATTCTTTTATTTTAATTTTAGATAATCCAATTATTATGAAAGAACATGAAACTCCAATAGGAACCGTAGTACGTGTGGAACCATGGATCAAATTCTGTGGAGAGACAATGTTCTTTATTGATATGGATGATGTAATTACTATTAGTGAAGTTACAGATGAAAAGATAATATCAGTTCATGATCAATATGTAAAAGAATCTCTCTTAGGTTCAAACAAAGTTAAACCTACTAAAAGTATGGGGTACATATCAAAGTTAGAAGACTTTAGAAAAGACTTAGAGAAACTCTATAAATCTTCTAATAATTAATAGATATATTTTTATTAACCTTAGCAGAGTTATTCTAGCAGTTTTCAAGGGTCTTGTCAAGTCCCCCCATTTATGTTAGAATGGTAACTACTTACAGACTTAATCATGGCTAAAAAGAAATCCAACGCTGAGCACTACGTCAATAATAAAGAGTTTCTTCAGGCATTGTCTGATTTCAAATACTTAGTCAATCAAGCAAAGGATCGTGGATCTCCACGACCACGTATCCCACATTACATTGGTGAGTGTTTTCTTAAGATTGCCACTCATTTATCATATAAACCAAATTTTGTCAACTACATGTTCCGAGAGGATATGATTTGTGATGGTGTGGAGAACTGTGTTCAATATATTGATAACTTTGATATTAATCGTGGAAATCCTTTTGCATATTTTACTCAGATCATTTACTATGCGTTTCTTCGTAGAATTGAAAAAGAAAAGCGTCAGTTAGATATTAAAACTAAAATTTTGGAACAGTCTGGATTTGATGAAGTGTTTGTGTCGGATGGAAATATTTTAGATTCTAGTGATTCGGATTATAATACTATTAAGAGCAATGTCCATCAAAAAATGACTTATAACTGATGAAAGTCGCTATTATTACTGACCAACATTTCGGTCTTAAAAAAGGAAGTAAAATTTATCATGAGTACTTCCAAAAATTTTATGATCAAATCTTTTTCCCTACTTTAGAAAAAGAAAACATTTCAATGGTTTTTGATTTGGGAGATACCTTCGATAATCGTAAAGTCATTGATTTGTGGAGTCTTGATTGGGCAAAAAGAAATTATTATGATAAACTTGAAAAAATGAAAGTCCATGTTTGGACAGTGGTTGGAAATCATACAGCATATTATAAAAATACAAATGAGTTTAATACGATTAATGCAATTTTAAATAAGTATGACAATGTAACTAAAATCCACAATCCACAAGAGTTGGTCGTTGGTGATCTTCAAATTCTTTTTATTCCTTGGATTAATGAAGAAAATGAAGATATTACAATGAGGTTAATTAACAGCACTAAAGCAACAGTTGTTATGGGGCATTTAGAATTAAGTGGATTCTCAATGTATCGAGGAATGGTTCAAGAAACTGGACTAGATCCTCAAATCTTTTCAAGATTTAAAAGAGTTTTTTCTGGTCATTATCACACTCGTTCTAATAATGGAAAGATTTTTTATCTTGGAAATCCTTATCAAATATATTGGAATGATTGTGATGATACTAGAGGATTCCATATCTTTGATACAGAAACTTTAGAATTAACCTACATCAATAATACTTTTGAACTCTTTAAAAAAATTAATTATTCAGACACTAAACATCAGCTATTTGATTTCAGATCTTGTGCTGAAAAATATGTTAAATTGATAGTTGATAAAAAAACAAATCAAGCAAGATATGACGCATTTTTAGATAAACTACTCACATCTGACTGTCATGAAGTTAAAGTTATTGAAAATTATACAGTTAATGATGTTGAGGATGTTGACCTGGGGCAAATTGAAGATACTGTTTCAATATTAAATAAGTATGTTGAAGATTCTGAAATTTCTTTAAATAAAAAAACAATCATGTCATACATAAAAGAAATTTATAAAGAAGCTAGCGAGGTTGGATAATGTATGTCATTGCTTTGAAAGACAACGTTAGTGAAGGTTTATATGCAGTAGAGAATGAATATGGTGAAAAGGTGCTATACTTGTTCTCTGATGAAGATGACGCCGAACGTTATGCTGGTCTTTTAGAAGCAAATGATTATCCTGAATTGGAAGTTATTGAAGTAGAAGAAAAAAGAACTTTAAAAATATGTGAAGCTAACAATTATACTTATTTAATTATAGACTCTGACGATTTACTTATTCCCCCTGATTATCATGATTCTGTTCAAGACGATTAAATGGAAAAATTTTCTTAGCACTGGAAATCAGTGGACAGAAATTAATTTAAATGAATACGAAACAACATTAATAATTGGAACAAATGGTGCAGGTAAGTCAACTGTTCTTGATGCTCTTACGTTTGGGTTGTTTAATAAACCATTTAGAAAAATTAATAAGCCACAATTAATTAATTCTCAAAACGATAAGGATTGTTGCGTTGAAATTAAATTTAATGTTGGTAACAACGAGTATAAAGTTGTTCGTGGAATGAAACCAACGCTCTTTGAAATTTATAAAAATTCAGAGAAGCTTCCACAAAATGCTGATTCTAAAGATGATCAGAAATATTTGGAACAACATATTTTAAAATTAAATTACAAATCTTTTACACAAATTGTTGTGTTGGGATCAAGTAGTTTTGTTCCTTTTATGCAACTTCCTGCGGCTGGTCGTAGAGAAGTTATTGAGGATTTATTGGACATTAAAATATTTTCGTTTATGAATGATGTCATTAAAACGAAGATTAAAGATTCTAAAGATCAAATTAAAATTTTAGAACTTAAAGAAAGTGCCACTGAAGAAAAGATTGATATGCAGCAATCTTTTATCAATGAATTGCAAGAACGTGGGCAAAAGCAAATTGATGAAAAGGATTCAAAAATTATTGATCTTACAAATCAAATTGATCAAGTAGTAGAAGAAACTAAAGCAATTCAAGATGATTTAACTGATTCAACAAAAAATCTAGAATCATTTTCTAACCCAACAGAAAAACTTCGTAAGCTGGGAAATCTTAAGGGTAAAATATCTCAAAAAGTAGCAAGCATTACTTCTGAGCATAAATTCTTCACTGAAAATACGGTATGCCCTACCTGCACTCAGGGAATTGATGAAAGATTTCGCCTAGATAGAATAGCAGACGCTCAAAATAAAGCAAAGGAGTTGCGAACGGGTTATGAAGACCTGGAGAATGCAATTAAAGAGGAGGAAGAGAAAGAGCGTCAATTCATCGCCCTTTCTAAAGAGGTAACTTCATTAACATATGAAATTTCTCAAAACAATATTAAGATCTCTGGATATCAACAGCAAATCCGAGAATTACGATCAGAAATTCAAAAGATTGCCGAGCAACTTGAAAATCAAAATTTTGAGCATGACAAGTTAGAATCTTATCAGAGATCATTAAGTGAAATGCAAAACACTCTTTCCAAAAAGAAAGAGTCTATGGGATATTATGATTTCATCTATCTTTTGCTAAAAGATGGTGGAGTTAAGACCAAAATCATCAAACACTATTTGCCACTAATTAATCAGCAGGTTAATAAGTATTTGCAGATGTTGGATTTTTACATTAACTTCACCTTAGATGAAGAGTTTAATGAAAAAATTAAATCACCCATTCACGAAAACTTTTCGTATTCATCCTTCAGTGAAGGAGAAAAAATGAGAATAGATCTGGCACTTCTTTTCACTTGGAGAGAAGTTGCCAGACTTAAAAACTCTGCAAATACAAATCTTCTCATTATGGATGAAGTATTTGATAGTTCACTTGATGGTGTTGGAACCGAAGAGTTTTTGAAAATTATTCGATATATTATCAAAGATTCAAACATTTTTGTAATCTCACATAAAGATGGATTGCAGGACAAATTTAAAAATGTTATAAAATTTGATAAAGTCAAAGGCTTCAGTCGCATGATCTAAATACATTTACAATGAAACTATACTTATGCTTTCTACACAGTATCGTCTACGTTTGGAATTTATCTGCCAACGAATTGTAAATGGTGAAGAAGTTAAATTAGAAGATATGATTTGGGCAGATAAGTTAGCAAAAGCTAACCAATCCGCAGGCGAAATGTTAAGGAGAGCAAGGAGAGAAGCGTTAAATCCAGATATTCAAGAAGGTAGTCTGGACGATTTTATGAATAAAATGGATTTGGGTGATCCAGATCCATCAAATCATAAAAATGGATTTTCAAGTCCAGATGAAATTGTTGAATGGTTTCGTCAGGAGAAAACGGATGACTGGAGACAAAGAGATTGACAATACCCTATGGTATGATATGATCATCAATCAAACTTTTAAAACCAATGAAGATTCCGAACTGGCAGCACCACTCCAGAAAGGAGAAAAAGCGCCATCTCAAACCTCAAGCTCTACGTCAAGCTAAAGCACGAGCTAAAAACCTGATAGGACGGTTGAAAAACTGTCACAAGGACTCGCCTAAAGGCGGGTCTTTTTCGTATTATAGCTTCAGTTCAAACAAACTCTCATGGCTGTTAACTACGAAATCAAAGGTCAACTGGCACGACTGCTTGCTACAGAAGACCTCGTTGTAGAGCACAAGAAGGTCTCTACAGCGTGTTTTAACGTCCATACCCGTGTTTTGACCCTTCCCCTTTGGGAACGGGCTTCTAACGCCGTATACGACATGCTGGTGGCGCATGAGGTTGGTCATGCACTCTATACTCCCGATGAAGATTGGACTGAGCAGACAAAGATTCCTCAGTCTTATGTTAATATTGTTGAAGACGCTCGTATTGAGAAACTGATGAAGCGTCGTTATGCTGGTCTTGGTAAAACTTTTTATAATGGTTATAGTGAATTGTCCGATCAAGATTTCTTTGAACTTGGTGATGATGATTTGAGTACCTATAGTTTTCCTGATCGTGTCAATTTGTGGTTTAAGATTGGAAACTTCACCAATGTTCTGATCGAGCGTGGTGAAGAGATGGAAATTGTCAATTTGATTGCTGAAGCAGAAACTTTTGCAGATGTGTTGATTGCTGCAGAAGAAATGTATAAACTTTGTAAAAAAGAACAAAATCAGCAACAAGAACCTGTTACAGCTTCTTTCAACAAAGATAATAATAATGAAGTAGAAATTTTTGAAGATTCTGAACAAAAAACCGAACAAGAACCTTTTCAGGAAACTCAAGGTCAATCTGAATCTTCTTCGGATCAATCAAATGTGGAGAATGAAAAGAATGATGGAAACGTAGATCAAACTGGTGGTAAGCATGATGATCCTGAAATTAAAACAGATCAACGCTTGAAGGATGCAATCGAACAACTATCTTCGATGGATCCTTTCCATCAAGAAAATTCTTATATTGAATTTCCTACTTTGAAACTGAATACTATCATTGCTTCAAATAAAGATATCTACAATCACATTGACAACTATTGGAGTCAATATGAAAATGATGATGTCTTTAAATTTGTTGACAAAGAATATCACGAGTTCAAGCGTTCGGCACAGAAAGAAGTCAACTATCTGGTGAAAGAGTTTGAATGCCGCAAGGCAGCAGACTCCTATGCCCGTGCTACTACTGCCCGCACTGGTGTTCTGGATTGTTCCAAACTTCACACCTATAAGTACAACGAAGATCTTTTCAAGAAAGTTACAACTCTTGCTGAAGGCAAAAGTCATGGATTGATTTTTGTTTTGGATTGGTCTGGTTCAATGGATCGTGTTCTGTTGGATACGATCAAACAATTGTTTAACTTGGTTTGGTTTTGCAAGAAAGTTGCGATTCCTTTTGAAGTTTATGCTTTTACAAATGAGTGGAAACGTGTAACCTATGATGAAAACAATCGACCAGTGTTTCCTCAAAAAAATTGTGAAAAAGAAGCTGGTAAGTTTCACGTTCCTGAAGACTTCGCTTTGATGAACTTTTTTACAAATAAAACCAAATCATTTGAACTTGAAAAGCAAATGCTTTCAATTTATCGAATTGCTAAATTCTATCGTACTCGCTATGATACGACGTATTCAATTCCCGATCGTTTGTCTTTGTCTGGAACTCCTTTGAATGAAGCTATTATTTCTCTGAATGAAATCATTCCACAATTCCAACAACAAAACAAATTGCAAAAAGTACATACGATGATTCTTACTGATGGTGAAGCTCATGCTATGAATTATTGTGCTGAGTTTGAACGTAAGGAAAAGTATATTGGTGTTCGTGGTTTTAATCCTTCTACTTGTATGCTTCGTGATCGAAAAACTGGTAATGTTTATACTATGGATCGTAACCTGGATATGTGCGTTGGATTTACCGATATGCTTCTTCGTTATCTTCGCAATCGTTATCCTAATGTTAGTTTTATTGGAATGCGTGTTCTTGGTTCTGGTGAAGCCCATTCTTTCATGCGTCGCTTCCTTCGCCTAAACCAAGAAAAAATGGAGAAGCTTCAGCAAAATTGGAAAAAGCAAAAATCATTTTCTATTCAAACCGAAGGTTATCATACTTACTTTGGTATCGGTGCAAATTCTCTGGCAGTAGATAATGAATTCGTTGTTTCTGATAATGCTTCAAAAACTGAAATTAGCAACGCCTTTAAAAAATCTATGAGTTCTAAAAAGTTTAATAAAAAAATTCTTAATGAGTTTGTAGAACTGATTGCATGAGGGGCTAGTCCCCTCTTTTTTTATAAATAAAAAAAAGTGTTTCAGTCAAATGAATTTAACAGAAGCTTATAAACAAATCTATTATACTGAGCAAAGTCTTTATGAAGATCTTTTTGCATTCTTATTAGAATTTGCTTTTGATACTGAAATTGATGCAGAAATTTTTGCCAAGCAATTAATTGAAAATAATTTAATTTCAGATTTCTTAAGCGAACTTGCAGAAGAATGGGAAGTAGATATATCATCTTGTCTTGTAGAAGCTAATCTTCTTGGTGGTGCAAGAGCAGCTATTAATGCATTAAGTAGAGCTGGAAGATCAAAAGCTGGCTTGCAGGCTGGAACTGCATTGGGTAAAAAACCAGAATCAATAGTTAGAGGTGCTGCAGCTTCTACATCAATTAGATCAGCAAGAGCTGCAAGGACTGCAGCTCCTGTACAGAAGCCAGGAAAATATGCGGCTATGCAATTCAAAAAAAGAATTGATACTTCTTTAAATAGACCAGCATTACCACCAGCAAAATCTGCTGCACCAACATCAGCAGTAACTGCACCAAAGCGTACTCCTGCAGACGCTGGGATGCCATTTAGAGCCACTGGTGCTGGTGGTGATGCTCGCACACAAAGACTTGCAACTCAAGCTGCTCCTGGTTCTGGATTAAATCCAAGAGAAGTTAGAGCACAAGCAAATAAAATGACTGGTGGTGCTGATGCTTTAAACAAAGCAAGAAGAGCCATGGCTGGTGCTGCAGCGGCTGGTCTAGCTGCAAGTGCTGCTGCTCCAGTAGTTCAAGACAAGGCAAAAAA